GCTTCAATGGATTCTGAGAGAAATTTATCACCCTGCTTCTTATCCATACCCTCTATGGCATATCTCATACGTTCCTTTTTTGCATGGTGAGAATTTCTACCGTGCTTAATCTGAGGTGGACCATCCACCAATCGATCAGCCTTATCTCCGCAGTTATTACATTTTACCACATTAGGAGGCATGTCGCCATACTTAACTTCCTCAAAAACCTCATAATCTCTAGGATCATCCCAGTCAGGAAGAGCATCAATCTCCTCCTGACTCAGACTGCTTACTAAAACTTGCTCGGTAAAAACATCATCCACCAAGGGAATGTGACGCAGTTCTTCTGTATCACATTCCGTGCAGTAATAGTTATAGTAAGGCATTAGGCCCCACACTCCCCGCCAATCTTACAAGCTTCGACTGCCATCTCGGTATCAGCTTGTTCAGCAGCGATAAGTTCCTTAGCCTTAGCAATGTTCTCATCAGTTGGAGACAGAGCTTCTAACGGCTCCATACCCTTGGACCCTGCGCGGTAGACCGTCATGCCTTTAAGGTAAGGAGCATACTTGAGAGCCATCTTGGATACAACCTCGTGGCTTGCATCGTTAGGTAGGTTGATGGTTTTGCTGATGGCATTATCAACATACTTTTGGATACAAGCTTGAACTGCCATGTGTTGCTCAGGAGTGATGTCGTAAGCACCTACAATGTGGCGACCATTGCTGCCCTTCATCAACTCTTCCTTGAAAAGTGGATCAAGAACGAGAGTGGATTTCCAAGTGTTGCCTTCACGGTAACGACGGTTATACATCGGAGCAAAGATCGGTTCAATACCAGTCGATGCACCATGCACCATCGAGATCGTTCCAGTAGGAGCAGCCGTGAGCATCACAGCGTTACGGATGCCATGCTCTTTGATGAGCATTCGAATACGAGCAGGGAGAGTCTTGGCAAACTCTTCGTTCAGGTACTTGCGAGCATTAAACTCAGGGAACGAACCACGCTCACGAGCAATGTAGACCGACGCAAGGTAGGACTCATTGCGAATCGTGGTGTAAAGTCGATCAATGAACTCGATGCACTTGTCCGTACCATACTTGATGCCAAGCTTGATAAGCATGTGGTGCAGGCCCATCGTGCCAAGGCCAATACGACGCGAGCGGTCACCTGAACG